CGGTTTTTTCAGGGTGAGGGTCGCTCAAGACCCAACTCACTTGCTTCTTACGCACACGCCCTTGGCCTGAGCGCTCACCCCGTTAGGAGTCTCATGACCTGTGACCACTGTGGGGCCAGCTTCGAGGGCCGCGCGAGCTCAAGGTTCTGTTGCGGGCGGTGCCGTGGGCAGTGGCACAACGAGCACACCCTGCTCGGTCGGTGCTCGCTCTGTGGGGAGGCAATGAGGCTGGGCTCGACCTCCGCGGCCGCAGGTAACGCACATAGGGCGTGTCGGACGGCTCGGCCCGCGACCCCATGTCCCGACTGCGGCGGACCCAAGTTCGTAGCCGCGAGCAGATGCTTCCGCTGCGCGATGGACGTCCGTCGCATTCGACCGGCAAGTGACTCTCGCAGCACACGTCGTCAGCGCGAATACGACGCCCCGGGGTTGTCGATGACCGCCCGCCGCAAGCTACTGGCGAAGTGGCGCAGACAGTCCCGCCGATGCGCCTACTGCCCCGCACCCGCCAGCACGGTCGACCACGTCGTCCCGCTGGTCCGAGGCGGAACGAACTTCGAGGGGAACCTCGTCCCAGCCTGCCGGGCATGCAACTCCCGGAAGGCGTTTCGGCTGGTCATTGAGATGCACGCGAAGGAGGTCCGCCGCGATGGTCAAGACCTGCGTGCAGTGCAGCAAGGAGTTCGAGGCGGCGTCGAACCGGGCCATGTACTGCGGGTCAACCTGCAGGGCGCGTCGATCTGAGGGACGCCACCCGGTCACCCCGGTCACCACGCTGCCCGGCAAGGGCGCAGGCACCATCGAGGCCGCGGTGCTGAAGAAGCTGGGCAACCAGCACGACACCGTCGTCGGTCGGCAGGCGATGGTCGCCGCACGTCGGATGGACGCCGGGGTCTCGGACTCCTCGTTCGCCCCGATGTCGCGCCGGCTCGACGAGCTGCTCGAGGTCGCCGCACAGCAGGCCGCACTCGCCGCAGCGTCCGGCGCCGACCAGGACAACCCGATCGCCTACCTGCGGAAGCGGGCCGAGGAGCGTGCCAATGGTCAGCGTGCTGGCTGATCCGTGGGCGCCGGTCATCCCGGCGAAACTGATCTGCCCGACGTGGGACTACACGCTGGGCGCCGAGGTCGCCGACCTCTGCGCGCTGCTGGGCTACAACCCGATGCCCGAGCAGGAGCTGTTCCTCGACGCCGTGTTCGGCTTCAACAACTCCGACGGGCTGCCGGCGGTCTCGGATGCGGTCGACCTCGCTGGGCGGCAGAACCTGAAGACCGGCGAGTTCGTGATGACGGCGTTCGGCTGGCTGTTTATCACCAAGGAGAAGCGGACCCTGTGGTCGGCGCACGAGTTCAGCACGACCCGTGATGCGTTCCTGCTGATGCGGGGGCTGCTGGAGAAGCACTCCTGGGCGAACGCCCTGGTGCGCCAGTACTACGCCAGCTCGAACTACACCGCGATCGCGCTGACCGACGACCGCGTGCTGGAGTTCACGGCCCGCACGACCAGCCTCGGCCGTGGGAAGGCTGCACCGAAGGCGATCTGGGACGAGGGGCTGGAGCTGCGCGCCGAGCACCTGGGCGCACAGGACGCGGTCAAGTCGACCTACCCCTGGGCACAGACGCTGATCGGCAGCTCGGGCCTGAAGTCCTACAGCGAGGTGCTGCACCCGATCGTCGACAAGGCGTGGGCCGGCGAGCTCGGGCCGCGGGACTTCTTCCGCGAGTTCCGCGACGACCTGCCCGGGGCGTGTGAGTTGGGCGATGAGTGCACGCACGTCTACGGCACGCCCGGATGCCGGCTGGATGAGGTTGAGCGGTACCGCAGGAACAACCCGGCGTTGGGCCGGATCCACATCGACGGCCGCGGGCTGACCCTCGCGGCGATCCAGCGGGAGCGGGCCAAGCAGCCCGACCCGCTGATCTTCGCCCGGGAGCGCCTGGGCTGGCACGACAAGCTCGTCAGCCTCACGGCCGCGGTGTTCACCGAGGAAGTCTGGGACGACCTGAAGGACCCGCACTCGAAGATCACCGGTCAACGGATCTTCGCCCTGCAGGTCTCACCGCTGCGGGACTGGTCGGCGATCATGGTTGGCGGCTACAACTCCGCCGGCCGAGTGCACCTCGAGACGACCAGCAGCAAGCCGGATCCGGACAAGCCCCGCGTCTACAACCGACGAGCATCGACCGACTGGGTCGTGCCGTGGTTCAAGGCACGGGCAGGCAAGGGCCGCAACCAGTCGATGACCCTGCTCGTCCTGGCTGACACCCAGGCCATGTCGTTGGTGCCGGCGCTGAAGAAGATCCGCGGGCTGAGGGTCGTCGTCCTGCCGGGCTCGGCGATGCCGGCGGCGTGCGGACACCTGCTCGACCTGGTGTCGGCCGGCGACGTCGCGCACGTCGGCGACCCCGAGTTGTCGGCGTCGATGAAGGCGGTCGGCAAGCAGATGGTCGGCGGCAAGACGTTCGTCTGGTCCCCCCGGTCATCGAAGGGTGACATCACCGCGGCATGGGCCGCGACCCTGATCGCCTGGCGGCTTGAGCTGGGCGTCGACTACGACCCCGAGGAGTCCGTGGGATGAGCATTGATGAAGTCCTCGAGCTGGCTGGCTGGCTGGTCCTGATCGTCGCCGCCGGACTAGGTGTCGCCGCCGTCGTCCCGCCAGCGTTCACATGGGCCGCCGGTCTGGCTGTCGTCGGTGTCGGCCTCTGGCTGTTGTCCATCGTCGCCGAGCGTGCGAGCCGGCCCAAGCGTGAGGGGGGTAGTTCGTGACGATCTTCCGCCGTGATTCCTCCGTCGCCTCAACCCTGATGGCTGGGCTTCCTCCCCGGTCCGCGCAGCGCAGGGGCCGGCCGTTGGTCACCAACGGCCTGGCGATGGCGCAGTCGGTCATCTGGGCTGCCTCGAACCTGCACGCGGCGATCGAGTCGATGATGCCGATCGACGTTTACAGGACCAAGGACGGCATGAAGGTGGACCTGCCGGCGCCGCCGGTCTTGGTCAGTCCGTCCGACTTCGGCACCGGCCAGCCCGAGACGTTCGCCGAGTGGAACTACGCACGCCGCATGGCGCTGAAGACCTCGGGCAACTACTTCGCCGAGATCATCTCCAAGGACACCCTCGGCAAGCCTCTCAAGTTCCAGCCGATCCCCACCGACGACGTCCGGCTGAAGATCAGGAACTACCAGATCGTCGAGTGGAAGTTCGGCAAGACGGTCATGGATGCCACCAAGGTCTGGCATGAGCGGGGCCCAGTTATGGCGGGCAACCCCGTCGGGCTGAACCCGATCGGGTACGCGATGACCAGGGTCGAGGTCGCTGCGATCGCGGCGCAGTATCTCGCCGACTGGTTCGGCAACTCGGCAACCCCCGGCGGCATCCTTCGCAACAAGGAGCAGACGCTCACCCCGAAGCAGAAGCGGAACATCAAGGCGTCCTACAACACGTCGATGGTCACCGGCGAGATCTTCGTCACCGGATCTGATTGGGAGTGGATCGCTATCCAGGCCAAGGCGGCCGAATCCGGCTTCCTTGAGTCGATGAACTACACCGACGTCCAGCTCTGCCGATTCATGGACACCCCGGCCAACATGATCGACGTCCCGGTCGCCGGCGGCGCGACGGTCAACTACGCGAACATCACCCAGAAGAACCTGGACTTCATGGTCGGCCGGATGGGCCCGGACCTGAAGCGCACCGACGACGCGCTGTCCAGCCTGCTGCCCCGGCCCCGTTACGCACGGCTGGTCCGAGAGGCCTTCCTCGCGATGGACCCGGTCACCCGGGCCGACCTGATGAAGACCCAGATCGACTCTCGTCAGCGCACCGTCACTGAGGTACGTGGCATCGACGACAAGGCGCCCTACACCGAGACCGACTACGCCGAGTTCGATCGGCTGTTCGGCTCCAAGAACCAGACTCCGACCCCGAAGGGACTCCCGGCATGAAGCTCACTCGCGAGGAAGCGGCACTGGCCCGCATGGCGGGAGTTGCGCAGCGTGACGACCGCCCATCGCAGCGCCGTTGCTCAGAGGGCGCCGGTTCCGCTGCCCGCGTCACGATGCGGTCGCAGATCGAACTCCGCGCCAAGGCCGACTCGACCAAGCTGGAGTTCGATGGCTACGCCTCGGTCAGCGAGACGGCCTACGAGATGTGGGACATGTGGGGGCCGTACACGGAGATTGTCTCTGCCGGGTCCTTCGGCGAGACCCTCGCGCGCACTGACCTCGACGTGCCGCTGGTGCTCCAGCATCAGCAGCTGCGCCGGATCGCCCGCACCACGAACGGCAGCCTCACGCTGGCCGAGGACGACCATGGCCTGCACGTCCTGGCACCCGAGCTCGACCCCGCCGACCAGGACGTCGCCTACATCGCCCCCAAGCTCCGAAGCGGACTCATCGACGAGATGAGCTTCGCATTCCGGATCGACGCCGGCCAGTGGTCCCCGGACTACACCGAGTACCGGATCACCAAGGTCGACATCCACCGCGGCGACGTGGCGATTGTCGGCTTCGGTGCGAACCCGGCAACAGCCGGCAGCGGCCTGCGCGAGCAGGACCTCTCCACCATGCTCCGCGCAACCTCCGATGAGGAAGCGCGTGCACTCCTGGCCGAACTCTCGGCCCGCTTCAAGGAGCCGACCATGGCCCGCGTGGCCATGGACGAGCTCATGCAGTTCGTCTGACCCTGCACCACCTACCGCGCTTCGCGCGAGAACCCGCTGCGCTACGGCCTGGCGGGGCCGCCTGCTGCCTGGTGACCACCACTCAACTCGAACCCATGAAGGGATCAGCATGACCATCAAGGAACTCATCGAGCGGCAGAAGTCGCTCGTCAATGGACTGGTCGCCCGCTACAACGAGGCCACCGAGTCCATCAACGACGCCCGCTCCGCGGAGACCGTCGACGACGCCCGTGTCGACGAGCTGCGCGCCGTGCGTGCGCCGAT